AATTGAACTCCATTGTATTAAGTTACTGTTTCGATCTTTTGATCTCATCAGGGAGGATGCACATCCTCCGACAGTGAGGTAACTGTCTCAGGCTATTCTTTAATATTCGCCTGACCCAAAGTTTTTAAATTTGGAACTGTCCTCAATGAGGAAATAGGAAGGGCATCCTATCTGATCTCAGCCTCGTCTTTGTGTTTCGTCTTACGCCTCGCTATCTACAATGAACATCTGTCACATGTTTCGATAGGTCATCAGGTACGCTTTTTGTTCTAGCTTGCTAGGCTTAGGGTAAATCTAGAGACCCTTTATAGCTTTCCACCTCCTATCAGTTGGTCAAAATTTAACCACTGATTAAAAATTGACCAGTGATCAAAATTTAACCAATGCATTGCACCGCCTGAGTTGTTAATTAATTTGTTCATATGAGAATTATATACCTATGAATGCAGAACTCAAGCATCCTGCGTGCATTATCCAAAGAAACAAACACCAGTAAAATATTTCTATGACTGACGCAGAAAACAAAAATAAAAATCCTGATCTCAAGATAGTAAAAAAAGACCCTGATCTCACAGGTAAACAGAGGGCATTTGTAGATGAGATCGTAAAAGGAAAACTCACATATAAAGATGCATATGCAAAGGTTTACGATGTCACTCTTACGAAGGCAGGAAAAGTACCTAAATGGTGCGAGGTAGAGGCTAGCAAGTTACTAGCGAACCCTAAGATAGCACTAAGCATTCAGAAGGCTATGACTAAGAGAGAGGAGGCTACAGTTGCATCTAGCATACGAACAAGGTCTTATGTTCTTGATAGGTTAATGAGGGAATCAAAAGAATCAGACAGTGATGCAAGCAGAGTGAGAGCATTGGAATTGTTAGGCAAGACCATTGGTCTATTCTCTGACACTGTAGAAATAAAAGAGGCTAGAGACAGCGAGACCATAGCCGAGGAAATAGAAGAAAAGATCATCGCTCTATTAGAAGAATCCCAATCCCAATAAAAAGAGTACCCCCTTTTTTTTTCTGATCTAGAAAAGTTAGACGACCCCCACCCCCCTTGACTGTTAGCAGTACTTGCACAACATACATACATAGTGATTCACACATTCATAGACCCAGTTTCGTATACCCCCCCCTTTGTATATAGCAATCTGCTAGCTTTTTGTTGATATATATAGGTTTGTTAGGAAAAAGGGGTAGGAATCCTAGACCCCCACATAGTATTTAGTTAAAAATATGTTTGCTTTTATGTGAAGGGGGTGTATTATGGTATGATCTCAGAGGAGATATACCTCCTATGTAGTATATACCCACTCTAGTAGATACCAGTAAGTTTTTTTTTATTTAGTATTCAAGTATGTGGTATCTACTTACTATATGTTATGAATCCCAATGTACTTACCCAGATAAAGAATCTTAATGCTGATCAGCAGGCGGAGATATTAAGTTTGCTTGATGAGTTGCAGGCTGCGAAGAATCGTGAGAAGTGCAGCAGTAGTTTCTTAAACTTTGTTGGGGAGATGTGGTCTGCGTTTATTCACGGTAAACATCATGAGATTATGGCGGAAGCCTTCGAGAAGGTGGCTAATGGCGAGCTGAAGCGATTAATTATCAATATGCCACCTAGACATACCAAGAGTGAGTTTGCGTCTTATTTGCTCCCTGCGTGGTTTCTAGGGCGGTATCCAGATAAGAAGATAATACAAACTGCACATACTGCAGAATTAGCGGTGGGTTTTGGTAGGAAGGTTAGAAACCTTGTGAACAGTAATGACTTCAAGTATGTCTTTCCTGATGTAAGCTTGCAAGCTGATAGCAAAGCTGCAGGAAGATGGAATACCAATAAAGGCGGTGAATACTTTGCGATAGGTGTGGGCGGTGCGGTTACTGGTAAGGGTGCTGATCTATTAATCATTGATGATCCTCATTCGGAGCAGGAAGGTGCTAGCGGAGATATCAATGTATTCAATCGTACTTACGAATGGTATACCTCTGGACCAAGACAGCGTTTACAGCCAAACGGTTCTATTGTGGTGGTAATGACAAGATGGCATCAGAAAGATTTAACAGGACAAGTGGTAGATGCTAGCATAAAGCGTGGTGGTGCAGATCAGTGGGAAGTTATTGAACTGCCAGCTATTATGCCTTCAGGTAATCCTTTGTGGGAAGAGTTCTGGAGTTTGAAAGAATTAGAAGCACTAAGAGCAGAACTACCTAATAGCAAATGGCAAGCACAATACCAACAAGACCCTACGGCTGAAGAGAGTGCTTTAGTTAAAAGGGAGTGGTGGCAAGTATGGGAAGGAAGAGAACCGCCACAGTGTGAGTTCGTTATCCAATCATGGGATACAGCCTTTATGAAGAATCAACGAGCTGACTTCTCTGCTTGCACCACATGGGGTGTTTTTTACATGGAAAACGATGAAGGTATGCTAGCACCCAATGTAATCTTACTGGATGCTTTCAAAGATAGATTAGAGTTTCCTGAGCTGAAAGTAAAAGCAACAGAGAAATACAACGAATACAAACCCGATGCTTTTATTGTTGAGGCTAAAGCAGCAGGGATGCCCTTGATCTTTGAGCTAAGAGCAACAGGTATACCCGTACAAGAATACACACCTAGTCGTGGTAACGATAAGATATCTAGGGTAAATGCAGTTTCAGATTTGTTTTCTTCTGGAGTTGTATGGTGTCCTGAGACTAGATGGGCAGAAGAAGTGATGGAAGAGTTTGCAGGTTTTCCTAATATGGAACACGATGATTTAGTTGATAGCAGTACGCAAGCTCTGTTAAGATTTAGACAAGGAGGGTTTATTCCTTTGGCAAGTGATGAGGAAGATGAACCTTTAGAACATAACAGAATCGCAGATTATTATTGAGGTAACTTTTGGCAATAGAAAGAAATACACCAGCTACTCCTGTGGAAGGCACAGACGAGTTAGGCGAAGAAGTTTCAATCTCCATTGAAAACCCAGACTCGGTGGCAATAGCTACCGAGGATGGCGGTATGATTATAGACTTTGATCCCAATGCTAAAGACATCATGGCTATGGAGTTCAACTCTAATCTTGCTGATTACATGGAGGAATCCACCTTAAACGAACTGGGTGGTGATTTAATAGCACAGTTTCAGGCTGATAAAGATTCTCGTTCTGAGTGGGAAGAGAGCTATGTTAAGGGTTTAGATCAACTTGGTTTGAAGATAGAAGAGAGAACTTCGCCTTGGGCGGGAGCATGTGGAGTCTTTCATCCTATGTTGAGCGAAGCAGTTGTTAGATTCCAATCTCAATCCATTGCTGAAATGTTTCCTGCTCAAGGTCCTGTAAGAACTAAGATAGTTGGCAAGATTACCGAGGAGAAGACTAAACAAGCAGGCAGAGTACAAGATTATCTAAACTATCTGCTTACTTATGAAATGTCAGAATACCGAACTGAGACAGAGAAGATGTTATTCTCTTTACCTTTAGCAGGGTCTGCATTTAGAAAAGTTTATTACGATCCTAACTTAGAAAGACCTAGTTCTATATTTGTGCCTGCAGAAGATGTGGTTGTGAACTACGGTGCTAGCGATTTAGAGACTTGCCAGCGTGCTACTCATGTAATGCATAAGTCTTCTAACGATGTTAGAAAGATGCAAGTTGCAGGTTTTTATCGTGATGTAGATTTACCTGAAGCCTCAGACAGTCAATCGGATATTAGCAAGAAGTACGATGAAATGACTGGGGAAAGTCAGACTTATAACTACGATGATAGGCACACAGTTCTAGAAATGCAGGTTGATCTAGATTTAGAAGGCTATGAAGATACTAACAGTGCAGGCGAAAAGACAGGCATAGCTTTACCTTATGTGGTTTCAATAGACTATCCTAGCGGTATAGTTCTTAGTATAAGAAGGAATTACTACGAAGATGATCCAAAAAAATTAAGAAGGATGCACTTCGTTCATTATCAATATCTTCCGGGATTGGGTTTTTATGGTTTTGGTTTGATACACATGGTTGGTGGTTTAGCCAAATCTGCAACTTCAATTCTAAGACAGTTAGTAGATGCAGGTACTTTATCTAACCTGCCCGGAGGATTAAAAGCTAGAGGGTTAAGAATCAAGGGTGATGATACACCTATTATGCCCGGTGAGTTTAGGGATGTAGATGTTCCCGGCGGTGCTATCAGAGATAACATAACCTTCTTACCGTATAAAGAACCATCAGCTACTTTGTATCAGCTATTACAAAACATAGTCGAAGAAGGCAGGCGTTTTGCAAGCATGAACGATATGAAAGTATCTGATATGAATAACCAAGCTCCAGTTGGCACAACTCTTGCTTTACTGGAAAGAAACATGAAAGTAATGTCTGCAGTGCAAGCGAGACTGCATGCATCCATGAAAAAAGAATTTGAGATATTAGTTGATATCGTAAAAGACTTTACTGACCCTTCTTATCCATACGATATGGATGAAGAAGAATTTATCAAGGCTGCAGACTTTGATAACCGAGTGGATGTATTGCCAGTGTCTGACCCTAATGCATCCACTATGGCACAAAGAATAATGCAGTATCAAGCTGCTATGCAGTTGGCTGCTACTACACCACAGATATACAACATGGAAGAGTTACACAGACAAATGTTAGAAACTCTAGGTATAAGAAATGTTGAAGACATTATTCCTGATAAAGATGATATTAAACCTGTTGACCCTGTGACTGCAGTACAAAACTTAATCAATGGAGTTCCAGTGAGAGCGTTTGCTTTTCAAGATCACCAAGCACATATTGATACTATTGTGGCTGCTCAGGAGAATCCAGAGATACAAGAAAAAATACAAGCTAGTCCTACAGCGAGCTCTATAGTTGCCAATGCATCTGCTTATGTGAATCAGCACTTAACTATGTTGTTTAGAACTCAAGTAGAAAGAGAGATGGGTGTTGAGTTACCTCCAGAGGGAGAACCGTTACCGCCTGAA